AAACGAATGCCTGTCTTGCATTGTAGAGGTTTGTGACGATCCCAGAAGCGACTAGGTTGGCCATTAGTTTCTCTTCTAGCAGACCGTCTCCAGTGAACTTCAAGACGATTTGTTTATCCTTCGGAACAGAAGGCGGGTTCTTTATTTCCTTCAAGCAAGCCCTGATTTCCATAAATATAAAGCCCAACTGAAGCGTCATGTCTCCGCTTTGATCGTATCGAACTTTAGCGTTCTCGATAGCCGTAGCGTGTTTCAAGGAAATTTGTCGCTTCATAACGAACCGAGTCGGCTCTTCTCCGTCCTTGAACTTCAATAGTTCTTCGTCGCAAGTGCGTATATATTCTGCGTATTCCTCGTCGGTAACATCTAAGGCCGAGTCTTGCCTTACGATTACTTCAATGTCGCCATCGTTCAACAGATTGTCTGTGGTAAAAGCCATGTCTTTATCTCCTGGTAATACCTTCAGACTTTACCAATGACGATAGAAAAATGAAAGGCCAGTCGTGAGACCGGCCAATCAAATAGAGTCTACGGAGTTGATTAAGTAAAGTGTACCGATATCTCGTCAGCAGCGTCAAGCGCGGTTTGGTAAGCCGTTCCGCTAAACGTTACTGGTATAGACCCAGTTTCTGGTACTGAAACCGACGGTACTTCGAAAATTCCTCTAGGTATTTCTACTTCCAAACGTCGACCAGCAGCCTCGCCAAGAACCAAAGTCAACGACTGCGATTCGAAGTTCTGGAGCTGTTGGAATAGTTTGAAAGTCGCCTTATCAAGGTTTGCTTCGACTTCGACCGTCGCCATAAAGCGACCTCCTGGAACGAACATCTGACCGGCAAGCGAATCCTCGCCATAGCAATAGTTAATCAGTTCGTGCTCGTTACCCAAGCTGATCGTGACGTTCCTAGCGCAGATGGCGCCAATGCTTGCTACGTTCATTGTTCCAGTAAGTCCGGTTACTGGATTGTCGATCCCGACAGGGGTTGCTGGTTCATAGTAAACGAAGTAGATCGGCGCACCGATTCCGCTTCCATCTGCATCTGCGAGCACGGCACCGTCGACCGTGATAACGTCGCCAACAACTTGGGTGATATTACGAGGAGAACCATCTGGCGTATCCGCAGACCGAGTTACTCCGTCAGCTTCGATAATCATGACATAGCCGCCAGTTGATTTCAGAAACTGAGAGCCGTCGCCAGCTTCTAGGGTGATGGTATTTCCGCCGTCATTGCTGACAGTAGACTTTCCCATGCCGACGTAGATAGCGTCTTTGGCATTGCCAGTCCATTCCATGTTTGCTTCGCCATCGCCTGGGAAGTTCATCGTCGCCGACTGAACGAACCCGCCGCGAACTTGACGCGCCCACTTGTCGCCGGTTTCCATGAGGCTGAAAGTCGTGCTAGGAGTCGACACCAAATACTTGGCGCCAGCCGACAGATCCTCGTTACCCATCAAGGATTTCCACAGCGCCTTGACTGGCGTATCAATCTCAGCAGCCGAAGCTGAGCCAAGAGTCGTGTCAATGTTGAAGTAAGTAGGAATCGTCCAAGAACATTCCTTCTTCTGTTGGATCGCGTTGTTGTTGTGGCGACCAGAGCGGTGCGGTGAACTGATGAACGGTTGAGTGAACTCGACCGAACCACCAGCTAACGTGTAAAGAAAATCCGAACCAGTCGGGGCGATCAACTCGCCTCTGGTCGTTTCTTGCTTCAGGTAATATCGCTGTTCTAGAGAAACGGCGACATTTGTCGATTCGTAAATGTCTTTATAATTCTTGGCCACGTTTCGCCCTCCAATGGCTTATTAACAGTCACCGACCAACGGTTGATAATATAGAACAGCTAGCTCGATTCTACCCAAGTAAAAGGGCTTCAGCAAATGCAGGTCTGTAGACGTAGATAGTAACTGCATGTGAATGACTTCTGATAGTCCTAAGTTCGGAACCGCCCACAGTTGGCGCTCAATTGTTTCCATCAAGTCCCACAAGTCCCTCTGATCTGGCGTATCGGACGAAGTAGGTCCAACTATAACCTCTAGCACCAGATTCCAAGATTTCTTGGCGCGTCGCATCTCGTGAGTGATGATTTCTGCTAAGTCGATAGCCTGAACAGCAGGAATCTCCCATTCTTGGAAGTCGGTAGCCATCAACTTGACGCTATCGAACGCCTTGTATTTAAGTTCCGTCACCAAGTCTAGGCGCGCAAGTAAAGCGTTAGATATTTTCGTGCGAACGGATTCCGTCACTTGTCTTTACCTTTTATGAGCCAGTGAAGTTTAAGGCTGTTCTGAGAGTATCAAGAATGAAGGTGTTTGAGGTAGCCAAAGCTGGCCGCAGGTAGGCGCGCTCGCGAATGTTGACCCTTCGACTATGGGCAGATACTTTGACGTTCCTGGGCTCGATTGGGCGACCGAAGGCCGTACTCTGTACGCGGGTAAACTCCCTGATCTGTTGAATCCCTTTGTATCCGAATTCGTGCACCGCAGCATAAGGGACGTTGAACGACCCGACCTGAACGCCCTCGGTCTTACCTTCTTTGAAAAATTCATAGCGAATGGAATTTATCAGCCTGCCAGTATCGATTAGGTTTTGCTTCCTGACATTTATCTTTGCTAGTGACGAAACGTAAAGACCTATCCGCGTGAACGCGTCAAGCAAGTTCGGGCTTCCGGGTTGGAGCTCGGCGACCCGCCGTTGAATCCTAGAAATCAACATCGACGTATTATGCGTGACTAGGTTCGACATGTTTTAAATGTTCCTTGTCGAAGCGTTGCCTACGAAGAAATCTGTGCGTTTATGTCTTAGGATGCAGTCCTTAACTTCTTGAGGCATGGCCTGAAGGTAGGAAACCGTTTCACCTTCTTTACTTTTCGAACTGCGACCGATGTCTTCGGCGTTTCTGATTTTCGCATACCAAAAAACCAACCACAGGCAAGCATGTTCCAAATCGGCTGGAATCGTTGCGTATCCTGCGTTATAGACGATCTTGATGTTTCTATATCCTTTAGGAAACGACGACTGGATATAGAGGATGCTGCTTTCTTCATCCGTCACGTCGAAGTCGGCTGATGCTACCTGATCGCTTGGATTTGTGAACTTCGAATAGTTGTCGATCCAAAGTTCATCGACCGAATTTATCGGATATTCCTTGGTCACGATTATGTTCTGCCGTCTACCGTCTTGGTACTCGGTTATCGTCTTAGCCTTTAAAACCCTGTTTGTTTCGGTCTCTAACAAATCCGAAGCTGCGTTTATGAACAGCTCCACCAAGCTATCCTGAGATAATTCAGACAACGGTATTTTTATGTATGTCTTCGCTTGGTTCAATGTCGTTAGAGCGTTTGCGTTTAGGGCCATGAGCGAGTCGCCTTCCTAGCTTTGTCTGCAATTCTTATGCTTCGCTTTCCGTGACTTTAGTAGCATAACCCGGCTTAGCTTTATGGGCATACTGTTTAGTTCCAGCGGAAATTCTAGCCGCATCTGAACCCTCTAAAGCAAACAAACCTCGGTAGCGATTCATTACGTCGTAAGCGATGTCATCAGGCAGGTCGATCGACTCACCGATATCCAACTTAGTCGTCACTTTGGTAGAAGTTTTCCCTTCGAGCTGGACGTATTGGATAATCAAAGCGTCTTTATGAGTTGGGTCGGTTTTTTTCATAAGCGTGATTTTCATGGCTACTCCTGGTAAAGATGGTTGGTCACTACAGTTGTAGCATTACTTTACCTTTAGATGCTAGTAGCCTGTTTTATGTCTCGCAGGGCCTCGTAGGCGTCATGAGGACTCATCATTTGAGAATCCAGCTTCGATAGGTTGGCGCCAAGAAGTTCCAATTCGCCGCGCATCGCTGATAACACCTCGACGCAGTAAATGGATCCCCTGTCAGCCCACTGGTTCCTAGGAAATGTCAGCCCGATATTCGATAGGGCAATCTTGATGCCCCAAAACAGAACCGCTTTCCAGTCGTAGGCTTTACCTCCAACTTGATCTATCACCGCTTGGTATATACGTTGTTCTTCCGATGCATCGAGAGGAATGTCTAAGCTGTGTATGATTTCATGTCGATTGTAAAACGTTTCGAACCACGTCGACCTTACGCCAGTAAATAGGGTCGATTCGATAACGATTGCATATGGCCCGTTTCCAAAGCATATAGACAAGTGAGAACAATCCTCGCCAAGCATCCATTGGATTACTCGCGAACCAAGCAACTTTGATTTCGTCCAATGAATTTTCATAGCTTCTTAGTCAGGTAGTAGTTAACGGCGATGTTTCGAGTCGAGCCTGCATTGATCGCGAAATATGTGACTCTCAGATATAAGCCAGCTGTTAGCTTTGCATTGAGAGGATACGTGTTGACCTCTACTGATTGCGTCAATGGATCGATGAATTCTTTGACGATGTACTCTCCGACAACCGGCCATGCTTCGCAGAGTGCAGCTCGGTATGGTGACGGTATGAGGCTATCGAGATCGTAGACTGAGGCCGTGACGTAATCACCAAACTCGGCGTTTTCGACAAGGATTTTACCTCCAGAAACGTACCGCTCGGCGGTTAGCTGAAAGTCGATAGCTTGCGATGTATTGATAGCGCACGTGGAGACCGACGCTACGGCGCTGCGCTTGGTGCGATATGTTGGCTGAGCAAAAGGCAAAGCCTCTGGCAGTGACGTGACACCTACGCTCCCGCCAAGCAAATAGCTTATTTGCGTGGATATTCCAGAAATATCAGCCGTCCCATTGTTGATTACAGCCAACCCTGACGAGATATGAGCCAACAAGATGTCAGAGGCGGCAAAGGCCATTTGCTCGGCTTGCGATTGTATTGTGTACTGACTACTAGCAGCAATCACCTGGCCATTATAGGTATGAGAAACGGTATCGACGTTTTTTATAATAACTGACATTTTAGCCGCCTTGACCAGTGAAATATAAATGAGGCTTTGATATTGATCCGGTGTCAACTTTCACAGCTAACTTGCCACCGGCTGGCAGTGTCGCAAGACCTGGCGACGGTGCCGACAAAACCACCTCCTTAACTCCAGCCATGGTAACAGTATATAGGAGCACAGGAGTGACCGGCGCGACATTGTAAAAACCTATCGTGCAAGTTGCGCTGCTAGCAACTGTCCTCGCAACAATCGCACGGATATTCAAAGCGCCTATGACCGTAATTGGTGCGTCGTCCGATGCAATGCCGTTGAAAAATTCAAGCCACCGCTGAGCGTTCGCATTTCCGTTGTATGAGCAAAATGTGAATGCTTTTGAGGTCTCTGTAACCAGAGGTATAATTGATTCTATCGCCTCTTGCACGTTATCGACACCAAACATAGTGACGCTATCGTCATACGGCACGTCGGCAGCATCGGGAATAGTTGTGCCGAATAGGACTTTTCCCACTACGGCACCTCGTAATTGACAACCAGGTCATATTCAACACCAGCCTCGTTGCCTTTGATAACAAGCTGAGTGATTGGACCGCGAGGCGACCAGCCGAGGATTGTGTTGCGCTTGATCGTCGTGAAAGTAGTGCCAGCGTCAAAGCTCACCAAGAGCCTTGCCGAGCCGGATGTTATCGACTGGGTATTGATCAAGACCTCAGCAATCGGCGCACCAGAGGCACCGGGTATCGACGTCGGAGTCGTGCCGACAGTGCCGACATAGTGAGCCGTAGAGCCTGAGAGGTCTATGCTCTCGAATTGTGGTATAGCATCAGCCATTTTTCACCCGGAAAGAAAGGCGGCCCTTGCGAGCCGCCTATGAAATAATTTATACGACCCAATCGTCCGACATGAAGTACTTCACGTATACAACTCCGCCTTGAATAGAATACCCATCGTCATTAGTAGCGTCTTCGTAGTAAATTTCCCGGTCGAACGCCTCGTCGATGAGTTTTTTACCGCGGGGTGGGGAAGTATCTATCTTCAAGTTCGGCGCAGTCCAAATTATAAAGTCTTTATCGCCTTCACCTTTAAGCGATAGCAAGCGTATGTACCAACCATTTAGGACCAGGCCAGGTACAAAAATCGAACTAGCCGCCCAAGTCTGAGGCGGGGGCGATAGTTGATTGCAATATGTACCGATCTCATCGTCGCCTGCGCCGCAGGTTATAGAGGGAACTTTTCTTCCGGTAAAAACACAAGTAATTCCTGGCTGCAAAAGCGTAGGTTCGTCAGCGCGTTGAATCCAATGTAATTGTGGCATTTCAAAACTCTTTAAAAATAAAAATGTTCAGGTAACTCGTCACCAAAGGTATCTCAGACAATTCAGAGGTACCTAAGAAAAAAGAATTATGCTGCAACCAATTGCTTGGCAGAGATAGTACCGCGCATGTCGGAAAGCGAATTAAGATTGGACGCTCGCAATCTAAGAACATTGTTCAAACTTGCTGGTGCGGTGAACTCCACACAATGCAACTGACCGCTGTCCGTGAAGTCACCAGGTCCGACGACAATCTCAGCTAGGATTGTCTCGGTCGCCGCGCCTGCCGTATCGTCAATTTTGACGATTTCGAAGATGGCATCACGGAAACACGAAGTGACCCATGAGATATTCTCGTAATCTTCGCCGTTGACAAGAACAATCTCAGCGACAGTAACGGGAGAGGCCGAACCGGATGTCTTGCCGCGAGCAAACTGGCAAACGTGGTCGCCGGTGCTAGTGGTTATCAAAGCGCCCACAGAGTTGACTGCAAGATACTTGAACTGCTCGGATGAATTTTTTGCCACAAGAGCGCCATGCGCGTTCTTACCGGCGACCGCTTCGCCTTCTAACGCTTTGTGAAGCGGGACGCCTGCTTGTGATCCACTGTCCTCTAATACTGCAAAGCTTTCTCTGATATCAGCCATTTCTATACCTCAAAAATGATTGGTGGAATAAACGCACTTGTCCGCTATCGGATTGTATTTTCATAGCTTTAGAATTCAGCGTATCCAATGAAGGAATCTATGTCTAAGTTGGCGGGACCGCTTGAGTATGTAAGCTTGAGCTCGACCGTTTGCCCTGTTGTGGCTTTCACGTTTGCAGGTAAAGACACCCTATCGTGAATGTTAGCAGGTCCAGTAGCACCACCACCTACACGAGTCCCATCTAACAGTATACGCCAACGGGTATGGCTGCGCGCAACGACTTCTGCGTAATTGATTCGCCATGTTTTCCCAATCGGAACGACTCCAGACGATAACGAAACCTCTATTCCTGGGCTGTATACCCCAGACGATGAAATGACTTTACCTTCGCCAACTCCGTCGACATCGACTATTAGCGCGCCTTGGGTTCCTCGAAGCAAGAAGAATTGGTTTAGCAAGTCGTCGTAAACGGCGATTGGCAAACCGCCGTCGACAGTTAGGTTTCCAGTTTGACCATCTAGTATGTTCGCGTTCAAAGGGAAGTCGCTGACAACGGTAGCGTAAAGACCGATAGCCGCAGGACCACCGGTTACAGTCACCACAACGCGAGCATTGCTATGAATCCTCGTAACGACGATTCGCGATGTTTCGGATGCAGAATGCGGACCGTGAAGTCCGAGAGAAGTTCTAGACGCTGGGAGTTCTTCTTTACCCGCGCCGAAATCAAACCATTCGGCTGATACTGTGCCGCCAGCAGAGTCTACAAAAATAGTAGAAAGTAGAGAATTTCCCTCTGGGAATATACGAAACTCATGCGACCCGACTGGTAGTACAGTGGTCGGTTTCAATATGAATATGGACTGGTAAAGTCCAATTCTGAATTGTTGTTCAGCCATATAGTTCAACTCGCTTCAGCGTCATTCTACCTGAAACAACAAAAGGGAAGGAGCGAGTTTTGCGCTCCCTCCCCTGAGTATCGGAGGATAAATGTCACTGATTACTTAGCGACGTTGTAACCGTAAACGACAGACTTCTCAATTACGCCTTGGGCGTGTCCTTTGAAGTCGGCTCGACGATACGAGGCCAATAACCATCGGTCGCTACCAGGAAGGTCTGGCATCAACTTAACTCGGATCGGACGGCGTTGGCCCATCATGAACCGATTTACGTTGACCAACAGAACTGAAGAGCGGTCGACAGTGATTCCGTCGTATACACCAGAAGCGTTCAGGTCCTCGCGGAAGTGTTCGCTATTCACGATTGGGATACCTTGGTAAGCAGCAAGCGCGCCTTTCAGGACGGTAGCCATTGGTCCGAACACGTCAACCGTCTTTACAGAAGGCAAGCTGAGTAGTTCGTTATAACCAACAGGACCGCAGAGCCACAACAATTGGCTAGGGTCGCTACCGAATTTACCCATTCGTGCGCGCAAGGTGGCCAGCAATACTTCGCTAATTGCTACGTTGCTGAAGTCCAGAGTAGAACCGTTCGCTGTGTTAGCGAGAGCGATTTTACGAAGACCGTCCCAAGCCTTCTCGGCAAGTTCAGCTCCACCGGCTTGCGTGTCGGAGTCGATATGCGTTCCGTCGCTGTCGCCGTTAATAACCGCTGATTCAGCAGCGCGTTCTTGCGCCTTAACAACTTCGTCGCGAGCTGCGCCCAAGAAGTCTGGAGCGGAGTCCTCGTCCAATTCTTCTGGCAACGGATAGAACTCTTCCAATTTCGTTGCAGAGAAACGGATTTTGTCCGTTCCGAAGTTGGCGCCAGTAAACGACGTAGAACCTTCGGTCGCGATCCGCGCCTTGGTTACGTCTTTCATGACTGGTTGGTCGAATGGATTCGACGGCATGTTGACCATTTTGAATCGACCTTCGAGAACGCGAGCCAATTCGTATTCTTCCAAGTAGGTGGTCGCAACAGCAGTTGGAACCCACTCGTCACCGGCACCGACAACGGTCGAGCCAAATGCTTTGATCGCTGGAGCTAGAACGTGTTTACCGTAGTAGCTTTGCAAGACGCCTTTACAGACACCCATGCGGTCACGCTTCTCGTCTACACCAACATGGTCAAGCGGGTCGCCGTTGAACATCTGGGTTACGAAACGTGCGGTGTCGACAGCCTTCTTAAAGTTCAAAGCAACGTGCTTCAACTGTGGGTCGACTTTTTCGAACGACTTAGAACCGATGTTTACTTCAAGTAGCTTTGATGGGTGCGAAACGCCAAAAGCTCTTAGAGCGCGTTGCTCGTCAGAGTTACCGCCGAGCGATACCGATGGCGCGTAGCCTTTGGTAGAAATCGACGTTGCTTTCTCTTCCTCAAGGCTCTTTACCTTTGCTTCAGCAGCTTCGGTTCGCGCTTTGAGTGACTTGATATCACCTAGCATGTTTTCTACATCACTCTTGTTAAGCATTTAAATCCTCCTGAATGCTTTAACTTATTACGCCAACGAAACTAAACGTTGAGGCTCTTTAGTTTATGCTCTAACTCTCGCTTATAGCCCTGGAATAAGTCAAGGGACTTAGCCATACCATCGTCTTTACTTAGTGTAGCATCTACCGTAGTTGTATCGGCAGAAGCATTTTCAGCTTTAGACAATGACATGTCGGCGACGCCGTCCAACTTCTTTGACATGTTTTGTATCTCATTTACCAGTGTACCGAGAAGTGTATTCGCTTGTCGAGACAGTTCCAAGTACGGATTGTCGTCTCCGACCGTTCCGACTCCCTTTACGATCGACGGCTCGAAGGACTTCTTGCCGCCTCCCTGGTTCAGATAAAGCCACATAACGAACTCGGCTGATACTTCGCCAACGACTTCGCTGGAAGCCTCGACGGCCTTTTGCCATAGGGCTTCGTCGCTAACCCAAGCAGGTACAGTTCCGTCTTTAGCTGCTTGCATATCGGCAGAATATGCATCGTTCATCGCGGTGATTTCTTCTGGAGTCATCGCCTTTTCATCAGCCGACTTGGCTTCATCAGCGACAGCTTGTTCGTCCTCGGCTTGGGCGTCTTCAGCCGGCGCCTCTTCTTCGGCGTCCGCGGCTTTGGCCATTCCAGGAGCGATGTGAGCTATAACACCGTTGCCCATGTCGAGAATCGTGGCATTCTCTAGGTCAACTTGGTCGTCTGGGATTTGAGTAAAGACGTACGCGGAATCAGATTCGGATACCGCTTCGACCGAATACCCAGCAGCGGAAACCATCGAAGCAGCCGCGTCAACGGAATCAACCGCTTCCTTTGGAACCATGATCGCGTGGATAACCATTTCCGGCGCATCCATCTTTACCTTTGGCGCATCGCCAGTCTTCTGACCCATTTCCACTTCCTCCCTGGATAGGACTCGCTCAAGTAGAGCGATGTCGCCTTGGTTTAAATTGGATAACAATTCGCTGTCTATTCGTAACACTGTCGCAAACGCAGAAAGTAAAGACGGAGGAACCGGCGCCATGTCTCCGTTCAATGCCGACTTAACATCGTGCATCGAGCAACCCGATTCATTCGAAATCAGTTTAAGAGCGGCCTCGTTATTCCTGATTTCTCCGGTTTCCATCAGGTCGAACATGCGTTGGTTTACCGCAGCAGCAACCCAAGCTCCCTTCTTGCAGTTCGATACCTTGTCCAAGTATGAATCATACCAGCGTCTAGCGAATGGAGTTTTCCAATATGCCTTCCGCTTCTTTAAAAGCGAGAACGTAGAATCCTGATTCATTGGAATCGGTACAATCGACGTTTCGATTAGTTCTGCCTTCTTTATGATAACCACGTCTGGATTATCCGCCGATTTCTCTGACTCCTTAGGGTCAAATCCTACCGAGAAGGTCTTTAAGATTCCTTCCTCAACGAGGTCGCGAACCGCAGAAATCTTTTCCGACTTTGAGCTGCTAATCTGTATTTTCGTAAACAAACCTTCGTCGGTAGGTCGAACGTCGATAGCTTTACCAATCGGCATAAACCCAAACGCTGGGTCGTGACCATGGTCGAATAGGACCACTGGGTTCTTCTTGTAGTTATCTAGGTTCCACCCTTTAGGGTCGATGATTTCCTTCATGCGGTCGACGGTCGCTGCGTTTGCAAGACCTTCGATAACTATCATTCCCTTGGTCGCCTTCTTTACTTCGAAGTGACAATTGAAATGCTTAACAGTCATAGTGCTCCCTACCCTTCGTCGGCTCTTAAGCCAGGATTAATTTCTGACATCTGTTCTTCCGGTAACATTATCCAAGTACATCGACAGTTTATAACTTCTCCCGCTGGTCCAGATGGATCGCGAGGGAACCCAAGGTTGTTATCAAACACGCCGTCCCATGCGACGATATCACCATGTAGCTCTATATGAGTTTCTCTCACACGGTCGTCGTTAGCAGTGATCCACATCTTCTTTAGATTGGGGATAACTTGTGCAGCATCTTTCATCGCGGCGGCCTGTCCGAGTGAAACAGCCGTCAGTGTTTCGGTCCGGGCGATTGTCATTGCGCGCGAACCAATTTCGGCAATATCAGAAAACCGAGAACGTAAATCGCCAGCTATCTCCTGGACGGTTCGCCCTTTATCGATTCCGCCTTCGATGGTGTCGAAAACCTGCCCTAGCGTGGTTTCGTTCAAGTAAGAGAATACACGCGCTGATCTCTCCTCAAGGGCGTCCTGCCGAGCAGCAGCGCCCCGCGCTCTCAGTCCCTCGATTTCAGTTTTACTAGGCATGTTGAACGGAACTTCCAGTGCAGCAGAATAGCCGAGGTCCACGCGGCTAGTAAGTATCTCGCGGTGGTCATCGACATATTTTTCCTCGAACTTTCCTAGGGCAGCTCTAAGACGACGACGAAGTTCTGCGCGCTTTACGATCTTACTTTGTGCGTCAGCCTTCGTTTGCACTACTTGGTAGTCTTTCTCTTTAAGATAATTTCGCGTTACTCTAACGACCTCGGACGCCATATCTGCGAACAGTGTAAGAGTTCGCTTCTCGACTTCGCCAACAGCCTTCGCAACGTTATCCCTTACCTTGCGTTCTCTCTGGTCGAACCAATTGTCTTTACCCTTCAGGTATAAATCCAACGTATCCTTTGGCGCTTTAACCTTCTCGGGTTTCGCGTCCAGGACTTCGACGACAGGACTCTCTGCAGGTGCGGTAATCTCTAATAGCTGCGGCTGTTGTTGCGGTTGAAACGACATCTGCCCGAATGGAGAGAACGAAGGAAGCGGAGTTCCGAACCCTTGAACAACGTCGCCATCTGGTAACGCAGGCAAGTTGTAAAGCTTCTTGCGAACTTCGTTTAGCGTATGCGTCTTTAACATGTTGGTAGCTAGGGTGGCCTTCTGCGATTCGTCCTCAGCTAGCGCGTCGATATTAGATAGGTCGAACTCTAGAAAATGATTCTCGCCAAGCAGTCCTTGTTTGGTAAAGAACTGAGTCATTTCTGATTCTATAATTTTCATCAAAGGAATCAGCGTCGCATACCAGAAGTTCTTCAACGACGATTTGGTTTCCTCAGAACCAAGCGAACCAGCATCCTGCAATCCTAGTTCGTGCTTAGGGACTTTTAGCAGGTTTATAATAACTTCTCTGTTCAAGTCGATGTAAGTAGCTAAGTCTTGGTTGACGAGCGTATGCGATACTTCCTTGAGCGTGACACCTTTAGGAAGGATCAACGTTCGACGCATATTCCTTCTGCCAGTGTATGCATTTTCAAACGAGCGAAGCAGACGCATAGCGACACGTTCGTTAGCTTCTTTATCCATCTCCAAGGCGAATCCTGGTATAGCGCCCTTCTGATAAAACGAGTTTAGGTAATCGCTAGAATACCTATTAAACAGAATTGATTTGCGGCCAGGTATGAACGGCGATAGACCCCAAAGCAGGGAGCTCGGATTCGGTTTCCTCATATGCATTATTTGGTCGGCGCTAAACATTGTAGAGTTCTCGCGCTTCGCAAGTACGTCTTCAGGATTACCCTCGCTAACTTTGTATCCGTTTATCTTTCCGTTCTTGCCGATCTCAAGAGTTGTAGATTCAGCAGGTAGATTCATGATTGTTTTATTTGTCTTCGAATACCATTGAATTGCATTACCTATTAAGCAAAGGTCTACGACCGAACAATACATCCACGAATGATAGGCCTGAAATGCGTTTGGATATTCGATAATGGCTTGTAACGGATGTCCTTCGGCTGGTTTCTTTTGAAGCGTACCGTCAACGACTTCCCCGCGCATAACCCTAAGCTGCTGCCCTGAGATTTTCAAAGCGACAGCATCGACGCAAATGTAGACCCAATCCTCGGTAAAGAATAATTGCTTCAGAGTGTAGGCATCCATGAACGCCTTTATTTCAGACTCCCAAACTCCAATTCCGTCAGACGCTTCGCCAGTAGCCCAACCTAATAAGTTTCCGCTCTTTACCGATTCGCCGCCTTCTCTCATCATGTTTTCGTAATCAACGATTTGAGAGTTCATAATATCAGTGGCGTCTTTATTTTTGATTACTTCGCTCATTCGTAGTCCTCGGTGAGGTCTTTATAAAATCGTTCCACTGGCCCAAGCGCGTCTATACCGTTTGTGTTTATCGTATCGGACGAGCCGTTCGATTTATTAGTTGTGTCCAAGTAACTTAAGTCCATTCCACTGTCACTGTATTGTACCAGTGCCGAATGTGACAACAACAGACTCGAAACAATATCGTCATGCTTTCCCGAAGGTGCACTGTACGTCATGTTACCGATAGCCGTAACTGCGACCTCGTAGGCGTCTAATTCTGCAATCATATCCTCCCACATCGGCAAACGTATAGACCCATGCTCGATAGAGGTAATCAACATGGCGACCATTTCAGATTTGCTTGAGTTCGTAAACGTCACGCCTTCGTAAGGTAGGTCGGTGTAACTCAACTGGTCGTCGATCACTCCACCTAGGCCGGTCTTATCGTGGCGCGCTATGATTACGTCGTCGAACTTCTTTGAGAATATAACCAGCCGGCGGATAGCTTCTGTGTATGGCGTCTTGTGAAACCGTTGAAACCCAACCAGCTTCTTGCTTTCAATTCCGAACGCCGTGAATACTGTGTAGTCGTGCGTCTTAGCCCAGTCCGCTCCGAGGACGACGATCTCACCCGAGTAGTCTGGGTCGAACCACTGGTAGTGATCGCCAGGAAAGGTCATGTTAGGGCCTTCAAGGCATTTCCTAAACCCAGTGAATACCGTTCCATCGTCTACGAATTCGGCCATGTAGTATTGGCGGAACAACCGTTCTGGCATCGACTTCCTAGCATCCTCGACAGCCGCCGCGCTTACCATTGGGTTATCTATCGACGGTGCGGTGACATACAACTTCTGAGGCGCGATTCCTTTCTTAATCGACCATTCCATTTCCTCCTTTGCGTCCATGCATTTCGTATAGAACCAATTGCGTCCTCTCGGTGTTGAAATCGCCATGATCGGTCCGCGAGTAACGGCGGTCGTCGTCTTGGCGGAATCGTAAACCTGTTCCTGCATCTTAGCGCACTCGTCCAGAACATAGCCGTGAACTCCTTCACCCTCTAAGTCTTCGGGGTATTTTCCTGATTTAAATTCCCATCTCGTATCCAATCCTTTGACCGTTAACGATAGGTCGTGGTTATCTACTTTCGTGTACGGTTCCGGCGGCAATATCTTGCGACCGTACTTAAACCCTATTTTTGTCTGAGCGTAAATCGGAGCGACCCAACGGAGCAGCCCGTTATGGATCGTCATGCTACGAATTCCCATACCCGCCGAGGCGCCAAATGTTTTGCCGAACTTAGTTCCGCAAGCCACCCAAATCTCTATCAGGTCTTTACTCATTAGAGCATTGAACAGTATTTGCTGCTTATGGCTGTGAGGGCTTGGAAGCAAGATGCTAGTTTTCAATTAATGTCCTTCGGTCCTGCTGGGTCGGTTATCAGGTCGATCGTAGTCATTCCTTGGTTCAGCATTTTGTGACCAGTAGGCATCTCGCTTCGATAGATCTGTCCTTGCTCACCTATACGGACTTCGTAAATCATTTCTCCGCGCTGTTCGGTCGTAATCTTAGCGACGTTCAATACCGGTGCTAGTACCGCCTTACATGCTTGCAATGCAATCCATTCATCCTTGGAACCCATCAATTGCATCAGCCTGCGGATACCCAAGACCTGCCCACGTTCAATGAGTTGGTGCACGGTCTGACGCATCTTATCTAGCTTGGTTCTTACGGCTGGCTTCTTGATTTTCTGGCGAATCATGAACTGAGTAACGCCTAACAAGGCCGCTATTTCAGCTACTGTCGCCACAGGATTCTCGTAAAGGATCTCGCAAATCTTTGCGTCAACGTCGTCTAAACGGTAAAGATCGCGCGCTTTCTGTTGTGGCGTCATTTTTTTTCTGCCAGGTTTTCCCTTTTGAGTTTCCTCAGTGACAACACTTAGCTTAGGCTTGTCGTCTTTACCTTTATCCTCATCGGACATAGGTTTCCTCCAGGTTGGCAAACGATAGGTCTACGTTTGTTTTACCCGAAGTAATACAACTTAGTAAAGACGGTTAAAGTAATTGAGTGTCGAGCCGATTAGATTTGAGCTCGATATAGCATCTCCCGAATCTGCGTTTTTGCGTGCCCTCGTGAGACATTGGGGACGATCGGCAAACCACTATCGAGCAGGCCGGTCGTCCTTATTCTCATCGCACTCCCTACCGGAAACGAATAGCATTCCCCTACCGATGCAGAACGTGCAAATAGCGGTAAAGCCTATATCGACTTCTCCGGTGCCTTTACATTCTTGACATGTTTCACATGAAACAACTGCCCTTGGCGCTCGGTATTGAAATTCGAAGGTAGATCGCTTGGCGAGTACGTCTGCTAGTGTCGTCGAATTACTGAGCATGTTTCCTCCAATTTCTCAAAGCTAGACATAAGAATATCGACATGACTTATGGATTCACCAACACAAGTCTTACAACTGTAGTCCATACCGTGATTATCAGACAACTGCTTGGCTGATACTGCGATGTCTATTAGCGCAGATAGGACATCACACCATTTAAGTGTTTCAGTGGACGTTGCGTTGATACGAGTTACGGATTCGTATTCTCTGAGAGCTGTGAGAGTTGGGTGAGCCATGTTATTACTCCGTCACTTTCCGCCAGTTGGCAAGTGCTTCGTCTGCCCAGTTTCTTGTCGAGCCATCTCCAACATAACCCAAGGTTAAGGAGTGCCCTAAGCACGCCGCAACCCTTCGCAGCGCGTCGAGTTCGTCGAGTATGGCGATGATTACTTCTGGCAAAACTGCTCTATTGTAGGCTGACCTATTTAACAAAGATGAATAATCAAAATCATACTCACCCAGAGCGTGAAGACCTGCCAATTTTCTCAACTCGCTATAGTCACGCATCACTTCCCTCGATTTCAGTTACACGCACCTTGATGCAGCGCCAACCTGGTGAGATAGAATCAGCGCATGATCTTTCGTCATGTTTATTATATCCGTCGACGTCTCCGTTTGGATTAATATGCGCCCACATCTCCCGATCAAACTTCTCGCGCCATGGTTCGAGGATGTCGTCGTCGCATAAGTTTTTCCACATTTGCTTTTGCCCATCTGGATCGGTTGACCACAAATGGGAAGTATCCGTCCAGGCAACTCGATGCGCTCCGTTTGTGCATAGCTCTGTATCAAGACATTTCGCCTTGCGCCCATCCCTCGTCTTCCAACAATCGCCAACTTTAAACTTCATTCGGCACCTCAAAGCAATCTACGCACCAAGATATCTTGCCGTTCGTCGCTATACGTCCATAACAACGGCATACCCTCTCTGCAAAATAACAAGTGCCCAATCCTATATCTATTTCAGTTTGGACTGAGTTGCCACTATGTGACCCGCAATCCGGGCAAATCAATATCCGACCGCCTTGACACTCATTCAATATTGATTTTCGTGCTCTCCCACACTCAGCGCAACGACTGGAGACTAGGTAGTATTGACCGTCATAGAAATCTCCCGATCTAAACTTCATTTGCTCGCCTTTACATAACTTTACATTGCTTTACAATGCTTGCTGCTCTAGGGCTGCAAGGGCCTCGGCCAATTCAATTCTGTTTGACGTTGAATACATCTGGTCAAGTATTTTAGCTGCCCTTGCAACTCGCATCAGGGGATCGACCATCACGGAGCAGGCGGCTATGAAGTGCGCGTCCCTTTCGCGCACTCCCCAATGGTCCAAGCCAAACGCATTTTTCATTCTATAAAGACGATTCTTCGATGGGCATACATCTGTATCTTTTGCGGATACAGAAAATGCAGGGAAATCGCTCGTAGCTTGCCATTCCCCCTTCGTCCTCGCCTCGCAAATCCGCCTAAATTCGTCGAGGGTCATTCGCTTTGCTTTAGTCATTCCCATACAGCCATTCCATTTCCTCGTACCAGTTAGCAAAAAACTCATAGTGTTTCTGGTCTGGAAAAGCATAGCGATAGGCTTTAAGTCGTTTCACCCATACCCAAAACAAAGCATCCGTAAAAACGACATGCCTCTTTGTTTCAGCCCACGCCTCGCAAAGCATCACTTCCTTCTCCTTTTCTCACGCTTCGTTACCGGCTCTTTGCGCGACTCGAATGTCGCGTCGGCTCGCATGTCTTTGATTAGCTCGTGGATCTCTTTTAGCTCCCGCATCTCGGGCGATTCCTTCGGCGTACTCGCGCAGCCGTGAAACATCATGCTGAGAAGGCCGAGCATGCAGCCCATCACTAGAGCGTGTAGCCAGCGTTCATCGTCTGTTATGGGTTTCATCGCGTGAACACGTACAACATTTCTGCTACTAGATAACCCAAACCAAGTCCCGACATGACCACCCCGACCAGAAACACTACAACGATGATTATGTTCTCGAACTTCATTTATAACTTCGCTGCCCAAACAATATCCTCGACTGAGACTTGCACCCCGTTCGGCCATATCGTTTCATCTCCTTCGCGCGCCACGCCCTTGAGAAGCAACCAAGTCCTTCCGTTTGCTTCTGATTTAGTAAAGTGAAAAACATCTCCGATCTTCACCCGCAAAATATATTGACCATCGGCCAACGCTGATTCATTCAGAACGTCGCGCTTCGTCGACATAATCACTTGTACAATTCCTTGAGGTCGTGAATGCATTTCGGTTGGATCTGCCGATACTCGTTTAGCCATTTACCTGTCTCCGAGTAAATTTGGCGCTTGCGAAGCAGAGACTCGTGACCGTTAATCGTCTTCACCGCACGAGCGTAGTAGATCCTCCTAGGCTTTCCTTCTGGATCGTCTGCTAGCTCCATGCGGTCGATCTCTACGACGTTGCCGCACCTTGTTATATACTTCGTGCCTATCTCTAAAATCATATCAGCTAACCCCTTATTGAATTTATGAACGCCCGATACCTGGCCATGTCTCCAGTCATTACCCACTCGACCAGGCCGATCACTACGGGAAAGAGAACAAAACCAATAGCGCAGACACCGATAAAGAACCAATCGCTCTTAAAGTCCTGCGACAACAAACCAAAAACGGGGGCGACAACCGCCGTTCCAACAGCAGCCGCCCACGCTAAAACATAAAGTCTCGCTATAGCCTTAAGCATAATTACCCCTAGAATGGAATGTCGTCGTGAACAGGGTTCGTATCCACTTGCGACTGTTCGTTTCGTTGCGGCTGACTGACCACGTCTATGAACTCGTTCGTATGAATGTCGGTCGTCTTTACATCGACGCCTTGCTTGTTCTTGTAGGTCCCGTAAACGATCTCGCCAGTAATCAAAACCTTACTTCCCTTGCCAGCGATTTTCGCAACCGACTCGGCTGACTTGCCCCATGCGACGACGTTGTGCCAAACCGGTAGCGTCTTGTTATCCTTCTTCGACCACTTCATTGTCGCGACCGACATGCGAGCATAAGCCATGCCGCCCTGTGTTTGCGCCAACTCAATGTCTTTACCCAAGTTCCCGCAGATGATTACCTTGTTCACTGAAAGCCTCCGCTAAATTCTTCGCAACTATCTTGAGACTCAACCAAGAGTCCTACGCCCTTT